AACATATCATCAATAGCTAAGCTAGTCGATCTGTTAACAAACATCATGTACTCTTCAATAGCACCTTGCTTATCAAACTCAGCAAGTATTGCATCGAACTCAGCTAAATCAGTAGAAGCGTTAACACCAGTAACACCAGTAGTTACATTACCTCTTTCTTCTATAGCAGCAAATAAACCTTGAGTACCAACTACGTCACCATCAGAACGTAAAAAAGCATCAACACCGTTTGCAGTAGCAGATAAACCACCACCATAGTTAACAGCATTATCGCTAACTATTTCACTTTCTAGCATTGCCATTTCAATATAGTCAGTAAATCTAGCTCTTGTATCAGCTTCAGCTTTCAAGTACCATAAGTAACCTGATTGTCCGTTTTCAGCAGATACTTCAACCCAACCAATTCTAGAAGCGTCAGATCCTGATACTTCGTAGTAATCTTTCATGATTATTGGTTTATTAGCAAAAGTTTTAAACTGAGGCTCGTGAGCATCTCTAGTTTCAACTAAAGTAGATCCACCAGCATTGTAACCAGTACCTTTAGCAAACTCATTACCATAAACTAATATAGTAGTAGTTAAATTAGTGTTTAGCTGTGCGATGTTAGTACCATCATAAGCAGCTAAAGTTAATTCATCGTTGTTAGTAATAGCTGTAACTATTGCTTTCTTCACACCATTAGCATTAGAAACGATAACAGTATCGTTAACTCTAACACCGTGAGCAGTGTCAAGACCAGTTGTGATACTTGTAGCTTCGTCAATATCAGCTTGTATCAAGAAGTCATTAGCATTTTTTAACTTACCTTTGTAAGAAAAATGTAATCTACCTTGTTCTGACCAAATAATTTGATCTGATTGCGATGCTTCTTCAGCTCCTACCTGAGCAAGGAAACCAGAAATTGTACGAGGTCCAAAAACCTCAGCTTCTTTTTCCATTAGCTCTGGCAAGTATTGCTGTGCCCAACCACCGCTTACATTAAAATCTAAATAATTTGTAGATAGTGTTTGCTGTCTTGCAGCAGGCACGCTATTCAAATTATTTCCACCTGTAATTGCCATAATTTTGTAATTTTAAATTAGTTATTTATTTATTTTTAATTTTAAACTTAAAAGTTGGAGAAGTATTATCGTTAAGTATTTTTACTTTAGGCCCGCTTGTATTATCACCTGAAAATGCTTGCCTTGGATCCATATTTACATTTTTAGCCTTAGCAATACTTTCTTTCATGGCATCAGCTTTACCTTGCTCATAAAAATGCTTAGCAATAGCGTCGGGATTCATTGCTGTATATAGAGATTTATGATAACCTTTAGCATCTGACATTTCATTATTTTCATTCAAGAACTTCTTGACAAAATTATTAATGTCGCTTTGTGTTTCTTGTATCTCACCAGCGTTCTTCACGTTAAACCGATATTTTTTATCACCGACGTTGTATTCAAAACCTTTGAATTTATCGTTAAAAACTTGTTGAGTTTTTAATTTAAAAGTATTAGTTTGTTTGTCCGCTATTTTTTTATTCTCTTCGCTTTCTTTGTTGTATCTATTAAAAAAATTAATTGCTTTTTGCTGCTCACTAGTGAGTTTGCTTCCAGCTTTAACTTCTTCATAGTATTTAGACTTTTGCCCGTCTAAGTGGCTTTTAGCGTTGGCAACTTGCTCTTTTAACGCTATTTTCTTTTTTCTTACTTCTCTTTCTTCGTCTACTTCTTCATCATATGAAAATGAATCATTAATTAAAAAAGTAATTTCTTCGTCTGTAAGATGTTTTTTTGTTTGTTTATAATATTCTTTCAATACCGTCATATCATCATAGCTAGAATAATCTTGATTAAGTCTTACATAATCTTCTAAGCTACCACCAGTTTCTTCCATAAAATCTACAACTTTTTGTAAATTTTCTGGTATTGCTTGTCCAGTTTCTTGAGCTTGTTCTATAGCTTCAACTACTTCCTCAGCTAGCTCTTCTGTTTTTTCTTGAACTTCTTCTTCAGTTACTTCTTCAAGAACGGATTGTTCAGGCTGAACTTCTTCGGCGACTTCTTCTTTATTTTCTCCGGTAATCTCTTCAACGACTTTTTTGTTTTCTTCCTGAACTTCTCCGCTAACTTTTTGTTCGTCGCGTACAGGAACCTCATCTGTGCTTTGCTCTGGAACGGCATCTGTTTCTGGTTTTTTAGTTAAATCTACTTTTATGACTTCGTCATTATTGTTTTCTTTTTTAAGATCAACTTTAGTTACGTTGTCTTTTGTAGTTTGCTCAACTACATCTTTTTTTTCTTCCATAATATAATATAATAATAATTAATAATTGTTATTCAAAACTAACAGGTTGTAATTCAGAGTTTCCACTAAATAAATTATCACCTGCTTGTTCAAAGTTTTTAGGTGCTTCTTCGTTTTTTCTTTGAGTTATCATTTGGCTTTGCTGTGTAGCCTGTATTCTAGTTCTTTCATCTTTACGATCTTCTTTCATCCTGTCTCTTTCGCCTAAGCCTTTAGTTTCAATATTTTTAAGCTGCATATTATATTCAAACTCTTGTTGCATTAAAGCTTGTTTCATTTGCATATCAGCTTGCTTTTCTTGTAATCTAAGCTGCGACTTTTGTTGTTCTAATTGTGCTTGAACTTGTGCTTGCATTTGATTTTTTTGCATTTCAGACTGTGCAGCAACTTGTTGAGTTTGCATATTAGCTTGAGCCTGAGCTTGTATATTTCTTTCTTTTAATTGCTGGTCTCTTGCTATTTTCTTTCTTCTACGTATTTTTAACAGTTGATTTGCTTGCTTTATATTTCTAACTTCTCTAATATCAATGGCGTCTTCAAGATCAATTGTTTGCTGTTGCAGCGCAACTTGTATGTTGTTTTCAAGTCTAGCTTTTTCTTCTTCATCTGGTTGTAATTCTAAAAATATACCAAAATCGTAAAGATGTAACTCGCTTATTTCTTCTAACGTAGCTACATTATGAGCACCTATAGCTTGTATAAAAGCGTCTTTTGTTGGTGAATATTCTATAATGTCAGATATTCTTAAAGATAAAGCTTCAGCTGCTTGTGAAGTTAAAAATAAACCAGCTTGTAATATATGTCTTGTAGCTGTATTACTATTTGCTGCCGCTAATTTTTGCACACCAACTAAAGCGTTTTTATCTGGCATACTACCATCTCTAGCTTCATTAAGCCCGGTAGTATCTCTAATCATTTGCAAATAATAATTATAGTTAGTAATTAAAGCTTGCATTTTATTACCACCGCTACCACTTGTTATTTCTTGTATTGGTACTTTGCCAGGATTTATATCACCTTCACTTGTAAATGATCTACCAATAACACTACCTGTTTGGAAAAACATGTTTAAAGCCTCTTGTGGATTATAATTAGTACCGTTGCCTAAATCTATTTCAGCAAGACCATCAGCGTCTAAGTATACACCATCAGGCACCATACGCGATAATACTTGTTGTAATTTTAAATGTGTTAGCTGTATCATGTCAGCAAAACCTGTTATACGTTGTACTAAAGACTCTATACGACCTTTGTACATACGCGGTGCTACAATGTCATAGTTCATTTTAACTTTAGTAAAATCGCTTTTTGGCCTCATCATATTTTTAGCCATTTCCCATCTTAACAACTTGTCAGTACCTAATACTAAAGCACCATCGTATAAACACTCTATTGATCTATGTAATTTTCCAAAATTATCTGAATCTTCTGGTGGATTAAAAGTATCGTCTTTTTCTAATATTTTATCAGCACCACTACCAGTTTCTTTTACTTTATAAACTTCGTTCATATAAGTTTTATAGTTAAAGTATAAAACTTGAACTTTATTATTATCTTGCTCGTTATAATTATGACCTTGATTATAATTAGTTTTTTCGTAATATCTATTTTTTATTATATCTTCTAAGTCTTCTTGAGTTAAATGTGGAAACTGTTTTGCTAATTCATTTATAGGTATATTTTTAACTTCACCTACGTAATATATATCATCAAAATAAGGTGATTCAGTGTATGAATAAACTAAATCAGCTGGATCAACATAGTCTATAACAACACCTTCAGATGTATTAAAACTAGTTTTTACAGCGCCAATGCCTAAAACAGTTAAATCGTAATAAAATTGTTTTTGTGTTAAATCATAATTATTACCATCCATTAATATACTAATAGCTTGTTCTTGAGCTATTTCGACTGCTTGCTTATAAGTTAACTGCATGTGCAAGTCTAACTCTTCTTGTGTAGTCGGTAAATCTTCTTGTGGAATATTGCTTTTAGAAATATCAATACCATACGTAGACTGAACTGTTGTGTTTAAATTTTGCGAAGCTATATCAGACAAAATATTTTCTAAATACTCTGTTCTTTTAGCTACACCATGCGGATCTTGAGAATATGCTTTTATATCATACATACGCTCTGAAATACCATTTACAACTATATCAACAAACTTAGGTATAATAGGCACTGGCTTCCAGTCTAAATTTAAATAAGACAAATCACCATTTATAGACAATTCATCTTTGTACTTCTGTATTGACTGCTCACCTCTAGCATACAACCTTAAATTATGAAAGTTATTGTGGTTTGTCATGTATCTGTTACTACCTCTTTCAGTATAAAACCACTCAGCTTCAATAGCTTTAGCAACTTTTAAACCGTAATCATAGCTCATTTTTTCCACATCACTTACGACTTGAGAAGGAAAATAACTTTTTACAATCATATTTATTTTTTAATTAATTTAGACATATTACCAGTGTTTGTATATTTAGCAATATTTATATTTAGTTTCGGTTTTTCTATTATAGCGTTTGGTCTGTATAAGTGTCTATTGCAAGCCATTATTGCAAGACCAGAACTAATAGAAGCATCGTGTTTTGTTCTTTTATTTATATCAAATTTAGCCCAATCGTTTAATAATTCGTTAAAATAACAATTGCCAAATTGACCTTCAGCGTTCATGCCAACGTGATTTTGTATATACATTTCAATAGCTGCGGCATGTGCTTGTTTTATATCTTCACTTGAGTTTGGTATACCACCTATTTCTTTTTCAGCTGTTGAAAGTTTATTCCAAACTTTATCAGGTCTGTTCATGCTAAAACCTCTATAGCCACGTCTTCTTAAATAATACAATAGACGAGGTTTATTGTTCTCCGCGAGTAAAGGCATCCCGTAAAATACTAAAGCCATTAGAACGTCTTCAAAGAACATCTCTGCAGTCTGTGGCCTAGCTATATACTCTAAGAAAAATGTATTAGCTGGCGCGTCTTCCATGCTAAACTTAGTTAGTCCGTGTAAAGCACCTTTTGAACCTTTGCCATCTACCGTGCCACTAATGTCGTAGCTATCACAACCAAAAGCACCCATATGATCGTTGCCAGGATATTTCGTGCCATTTTTTATTATTATTTTATTTTGTATATGAGTTGGTGGTACCCAACTAACTTTAAATCTACCTTGTGGATCTGGGTAAAATATAACGCTTGAATCTTTTACTCCGTTAACCCATTGAAAACTACCGGTTGAAACGCCAAGTGTTCTGTACATTTCTTCGTTGTAGTCTATTTGTTCGTATATTTTTACTAAGTTAAATATACTATTTTTTGTTTCATCTCTAAACGCGTGTTCTTC